AGTTTAGGTCTAAATAATATTGCTGACTGTTCATCTCCTGTACAAGTTGGTGCGTTAACAACATGGTCGAAAATAGGTGCTGGTAATAACTTTTCCTTAGCGATTAAAACTGATGGAACTCTATGGTCTTGGGGGCAAAACGCCGCTGGACAACTAGGTCTAAATGATTCAGGTATTTATAGATCTTCACCCGTACAGGTTGGCGCTTTAACCACTTGGATAAAAGTGGCTAAATTGACAGGGGCAAACTTTTCACTCGCCATCAAATCCTAATGAAAAAACATCTTCACTTTCTTGCTGGCGTACCGCGTTCTGGATCAACCGTGCTGGCGGCGATACTCAATCAAAATCCCATGACGCATGTGTCTACAACGTCTGGACTTGGTGCAGCCTTGGATGGATTGGCGACAGCATGGCATCAGAACAATTTGCTGGTAGACAATGATCCTGAGAGAAAAAAGCTAGCCCATACCATGCGTGGTGTGATTGATGCGTTTTACGAAACTACAGACAAGCCTGTTGTTATTGACAAGGCTCGCAATTGGCCCATCCCAGTCATCATGCACGCGATGGCTCAAGTGTTAGGGCATAAGCCAAAGATCATTGCCACGGTACGTTCCATCCCAGATTGCATGGCCTCGTTTGTTCGCGTGGCAAAGCCTGAAGACTTAGATGATTTTGTCATTAATGGCTCACTGGCTAACCACTTAAAAACGTCTTATCTCACCCTGCAACAAGGCTTTCAATACGATCCTAAATCGTTTTTGTTTGTTGAGTACGAAGACCTGTTAGCCGACCCCAAAACTCAATTATCACGGATTCATGCGTTTCTTGACCTGCCTGACTTTGAATACGATTACAGCAATATTGATGGCTCAAGCGTCAAAGAAGATGATGAAAACTTGCACGGCTACGCTGGTCTACATGACATCAAACCCGTGCTTGAACGTCAGCACAATGAAAGTCCTCAAGACGTACTGAAGCATCACTACCCACAGTTTTGCCAGCCTGAATTTTGGCTTGAAAGACCGCGAACTACACCACCCTTGCATGACCTAGATCTTCAACTGGCAGCATCCACAATGGGTGATTTTGCTGAAGGCTGGCGTCTTTGTCAGAAGCTTGAGAAAGAAGAGCCTGAGAACCATCGTGCAGCGTTTAATCGTGGGTGGTACTTGCTGCGCCAGGGTGAAATTCAAAAGGGCTACCAGCTATTAGACCGTGGCCGTATTGTTGGTGTCTTTGGTGACAGAAAGCCCAATGTGCCTACCAAGCCTTGGGATGGCAAGTCCAAGGGCATTGTCATGCTGTACCTTGAAGGCGGCTTAGGCGATCAGATTCACCAGATACGTTATGCCAAGCTCATTGCTGATCGCGGCTGCAAAGTTATTGTGTCATGCAGTGGTCCGCTAGCATCACTATTTGTCGGCGTAGAAGGTGTCAGTGCCGTGCTTCAGCATGAAGCAGCCTTTGGTGTGTACCACGACTTTTACGTGAGTGGCATGTCAGCCGTTGTGCCACTTGGACTGGAGTTTGAAGATTTATCTGGCAAGCCTTATTTGCCAAAGCCTAGGGCCATAAAAGGTCGCAGAAGGATTGGCTTGCGCTGGCAGGGCAACAGTAAGTTTGAGGCCGAGCATCACAAGAAGTTTCCATACCACTTGATGTTTGATGCAGTCAAAGATGCAGATGCTGAGTTTATTTCCCTGCAACGCGATGAAGGCGTAGAAGATCGGCCTTCTTGGGTACGTGAAGTGCCTTTGAATACTTGGGAAGATACAAAGCAAGCAGTTGCATCTTGCGATCTTGTGATCTCGTCTTGTACGTCAGTCAGCCATTTATCGGCTGCTATGGGCGTGGAAACTTGGGTTGTCATACCCGTGATGCCTTACTTCTTGTACGCTCTTGATGGCGATACTTGCCCGTACTACGATTCAATGCGTCTGATGCGCCAAGAAGTTTTTGGTGATTGGACTGCGCCATTTGAAAAAATCAAAGAGCGACTTGTTGAAAAGCAAGCTTTGCGGAGAGTCAAATGAGTCAGCAATATCCTGGTGGCTTTATTACCAAATCGCCCCCGGCGGTTGTTGGCCCTACAGGAAGTCCTCCTGAAGGTGGCTCTGCACCAGGAGTATGGACGCTTGATCAAGCATTGGCTTATGTAAAGCAAGGGTTGTGGCCGAAACCAATTATTGACAAACAACTTTGGTCTTGGGGTACTAACACCAATGGTCAACTGGGCTTAAATGATACTGTTCTCCGCTCATCCCCAGTACAAGTTGGATCTGAAGCGACTTGGTCAAATATAGCTGGTGGTAATAGCTTCTCCTTAGCGATTAAAACTAATGGAACTCTATGGTCTTGGGGTAGTAACAACATTGGCGAATTAGGTCTAAATGATCGTGTTAATCGTTCCTCTCCTGTACAAGTTGGTGCTTTAACAAATTGGTCACAAGTATCTGCTGGGATCATTAACTCTTTAGCTATTAAAACTGATGGAACTTTATGGTCATGGGGTTATAACAACGTAGGCACATTGGGCTTAAATGACCGTGTTTATCGTTCTTCTCCAGTACAAGTTGGAGCATTAACGACTTGGGCAAAAATAGCTAGTGGTAACAATCACTCTTTAGCCATTAAAACAGACGGAACCTTATGGTCTTGGGGGTTAAACCAAGAAGGCCAATTAGGCCTAAATAATATTGCTAATCGTTCCTCACCAGTTCAAGTTGGTGCTTTAACAGCGTGGTCACAAGTAGCTGCTGCGTCGTATGCTTCTGTAGCCATTAAAACTGATGGTACTTTATGGTCTTGGGGGCAAAATGATAATGGGCAATTAGGTCTAAATGATCGTGTTTCTCGTTCATCTCCCGTACAAGTTGGTGCTTTAACTAACTGGTCACAAATATCTGGTGGTGCCAATACTCACTTTTTAGCCATTAAAACAGACGGAACCTTATGGTCTTGGGGCCGAAACAACATTGGTCAATTAGGTCTAAATGATCGTGTTAATCGTTCCTCTCCCGTACAAGTTGGCGCTTTAACGACTTGGTCACAAATAGCTGGTAGTAATCGCTTCTCTTTGGCGATTAAAACTGACGGTACATTATGGTCTTGGGGCAATAACACTGAAGGTCAGTTAGGCTTTAATGATCTTGTTTATCGTTCTTCACCTGTACAAGTTGGCGCATTAATAACTTGGCTAAGATTACCTAAAATATCAAGCTCAAACTTTTCATTAGCCATTAAATCCTAATTAAAAGGAAACTATCATGTTGTTTGTAAGAATTATCAACAACGAAGTTAAACAGGTGTGGGATACGCAGCCACCAGCAGGTGAGTCAGGATGGAAGTCTGCTATTGAAGTGCGTCCAGCCATTATCCCAAACCGTCAGTATTACACGGGCCATACCTTTGACTTGAGCAAAGATCCTGTGGAGATTGTTTACGGTGTGGAAGACATCTCTGTGGAAGGCCGCAAGGATGCGCTTAAAAACTTAGCCAAGTCAGAGTTTCAGAAAGTTGTGCAAGAAGAAACTCGCAAACAGACTGACGAGTATCCAGAAACACAATATGATGCTGCCGTTGTTGAAGCAGCGCGTTTGGCATTTGAAGCGCGATTTGCACAAATTGATGCTGTTACCACGCACGACGAGTTAGACGCTCTGTGAAGTCTTTGTTTTTCAGTTATGACATGGCAATAGACAAGGCGTACATCATACGCATTCGAGGCCATGAAGTTTCTGAGCGTAAAGCCAAACAAGCTGCTGCATCATGTGATGCTGTAGGTATGCCTTATGCGTTTTGGGATGCTTATAACGGATTAGAAGGCTCAATCAAACTTCCCAGCCACCACAGCCAAGTGATGAATCTGGTAAAGGTGACGGACCATTACTTAACCCGTGGTGAAGTAGCCTGTGCGCTATCCCACATCAGTCTATGGGCCAAGTGCGTAGAGCAGGACAAACCATTAGTAGTTCTTGAGCATGATGCCGTGATGCTCCAAGCGTACAAGCAGCACGGGGTATTCAACTCAATTTGCTATCTTGGATGCCACGAGCAAACCGAAAAGGGCTGGGCTGTGCTTCCCACGCCACCACATGCCTCTGAAGGCCCAAATTATCACTTTATTTGCCGAGCGCACGCTTACGCCATTGATCCTTGTATAGCCAAGAACATGCTGGCGCATGTCATTAAGATGGGCATCCACGCCCCGCTAGACATCATCATTCGTGCTGATTTGTTTCCCATTCATCAAATGGGCGTGTACGCTACGGATTCGAATGACAAAACTGAAACCACCATCCTTGGACGCCCCAAGCATGGCCGAAAAACTGATCGCAACGACCAACTAGCCGCATGAAAAAAATTCTGATTATGGGTCTGCCAGGAGCAGGCAAAACCTTCATGGCTGAAGCTCTCAAGAAACGCTTGGAAGCCAGCACTGATATTCCCCTGGAAAAGCTAGCCAACTGTGAAGCTGCGCCTACTTGGTATCACCCCATCGTGAAATGGTTCAACGCAGATGAAGTCCGCAAGACTTACAACGATTGGGATTTCAGCAAAGAAGGCCGGATCAGACAATCACTACGCATGGCTGAGTTTGCACTTAAGTCTCATGCTGACTATGTCATTTGTGACTTTGTAGCGCCGCTGCCTGAGATGCGTCACAACTTCAAAGCTGACTGGGTGATCTGGATGGACACCATCGATGAAGGTCGCTACGAAGACACCAACAAAGCTTTTGTTGCGCCTGATGTCTATGACTTTCGTATTACTGAAAAAGACGCAGCAAAGTGGTCAGACTTTATCGCTGATCACATCTTAAATGACCGTCGCCGTCCTCGTTTTGACTGGAGGAAAGAAACAGTACAGATGCTTGGCCGCTGGCAACCCTGGCATCCAGGCCACCGCAAACTGTTTGAACGTGCCATTGCCAAGACAGGGCAGGTTGTGATCCAGATCCGTGATTGTCAGGGCTGGAATGGCTCCAATCCCTTTGCTGCCGAGCAAGTCAAAGACTTTATCCGGCGCGATCTTGATCCTTTGTACCAGGGCCAATACGAGATTCAATTGGTGCCTAACATCGTAAACATTACTTACGGCAGGGATGTGGGCTACAAGATTGAGCAGGAAGTCTTTGACGATGCAACGCACTCCATTTCGGCCACCAAGATCCGCGAGAAAATGGGTTTGAAATGAAAGTGTCTGTTGTCTTTCATGACCACATCCAAAACAGTCTGGTTCGGATTGTCACGGAACACGTTCGTCCCAAGACAGTGATTGAAATTGGGGTCTTTGAAGGCGCAACAACTTTTCAGATGGCACACGCGCTTGCGGACAAGGACTATAAGCATTACGCGATTGATCCATTTTTGCCCGTTGAAAACTTGCGTGAAGACGTAGTTAAGAATGCAGAGGTCCAGTTCAAAGAGAACCTTGCTGAGTTTCCTTGTGTTGAACTCATCCAAAAGACATCGTTTGAAGGACTCATTGAGCTTTGGCAGCGCGGCATTAAGGCAGACCTGATTTATGTTGATGGCTCGCATTACGCCAAAGATGTGCTTGCCGACGCGGTTCTGGGCTTCGAGCTTCTTAGGATTGGTGGCGTCATGCTGTTTGATGATGCAGTCAGTTGGCGTTATGGCAGTGCTGCTGATGAAAGCCCAAAGCTTGCCATTGACAGTTTTATTCAGTGCAACTGGTCACGCTTGCGTGTGCTTGAAATGCCCAATGGCTATCAAGTTGCCATCAAGAGGATGGCATGATTCCCAAGATCATTCATGCCGCATGGAAGGACAAGCAAGTCCTACAGAATCCATCGCCCATGATTGTTTATGGCTGGAAGCGTCTTGCCGACATGAATCCCACATGGCGCTTTGAGATCTCTGATGATGCAGACATCGATGCTTACCTGCAAGACAAGATGGGTAGCGATTATGAGCTTGTGGCAGATTCCAGCGTAGTAGCAAAGTCAGACATATGGCGGCTTTATAAGATGTTTTTAGAAGGCGGCTTGTACGTTGACATTGATCGCTACTGCAATGTGAGCCTTGATGAAATTATTCCTGAAGGCATCAAGCAAATACTGCCAACGTGTAGGAATCATGATTTTTCGCATGATGTAATGCTTACTGCCCCTGGCAACCCGATCTTTGGCAATGCCATTGACGCATATCTTGCCAGACGAAAAGAGGGTCATACCAGCATTTACTTTCTTGGCGCTCAAACGTACATGCACGCCATCACGCAAACTATTTTTGGCAGAATTATTGATACAAATCCAGGCCAAGAAATGTTTGAGCAGATGCGAAGCACTATCGATGCAAGTGGCATCATCAAGACTTTTCCAGAAGACCCACCTCATCAAACACTGTTATATCGAGGCCAAGACGCGCCTCAAGACTGGGAGGCGTTGAAGCGTGGGTTTTACAAGGAGCATGGTTTACGTCATTGGACTGGAGAGTGGTGATTGATCATGAGCGACGATTTGGATAAGCGCTTATCAGTACACGAAGCCATTTGTGCTCAGCGCTACGAAAATATTGAGAAACGCCTCGGTGATGGAAGCAGGCGAATGCGGCACATCGAGTGGCTGCTTTACATCACGATCGCCGCCGTCTTGCTTGGTCCAGGTGTCGCGGCCATGTTCGTTAAGAAGATCTTGGGTATCTGATGGACGATAAAACCCACGAGTTGGCGGTTCTCAAGGCGCAAGCCAAGATCCGTCTTGAAGAGCTTAAAGCACAAGACTCGGCCAAAGAAGTAGCAGGAAAAGCCATTGGTGAAGACGGCTTACTGTATATCTTCCTAATCGTACTTGTGGCTGTTGGCGCATCGCTATTCCTTGAAGGTGAAAAAATTGCTGCTGTTATGGGCCTTCTGGGCGCTTCACTTACTGCTCTTATTCAAATGCTAAATGGCATTGCAGGCACTGCGCCCAAGCAGGAAAAGCCCGAGTTTGAAGTCATCAAGGACCTGATTCATCGCCTTGACAAGCTAGACCGTGCCGAGCAACCCATGCACGTTGATGTTGAAGGCTCCAAAGTGACGGTCAAGAAGGGTGCTGACATCGTAACGGCTAAGGGGTAATCATGCTTTCACTCCTCTCAACACTTGGCGGCCTACTTATCTCTGGCCTGCCCAAACTGCTTGATTACTTCCAAAACAAAGCTGATCAGGCCCATGAGCTTGAGCTTGCCAGGATGCAATCAGAGCGTGAGCTTGCATTGGCCAAAGAGGGTTACATTGCCCAGCAGCGCGTCGAAGAGATTCGCACTGATCAGATTGCCATGCAAACGGATGCGCAAATGACTGTGGCTGCGCTGGACCATGACAAGCAGATCATTGAGAAGTCCAGCAAGTGGGTGGTGAACTACATTGGCACAGTGCGCCCAAACGTCACTTACTTGCTAATCCTTGAGTTGATTGCCGTCAATGCCGTGCTTGCTTATTACGTCTGGCAGCACCCGCATCTTGTGCAAAACATTGATGACTTGGTTCGAGTCAGTACGATCATCTTTTCCGATGATGAGATGGCCATGCTCGGCGGCATTATTGGCTTTTGGTTTGGCTCCAGAAGTTGGAACAAGAAGTGAAAACGGGTCAGGCTGGCATTGAGTTGATGCACAGGTTTGAGGGCAAGAGTCTTAAGCCTTACTTATGCCCAGCCCACATTTGGACCATTGGGTACGGCCATGTTTTGTATCAAGATCAGATCAAACTGCCAGTAATAAGGAAAGATGGCTACACCGGCATTCTCCGTAAGGACTACCCACTCGCAGCCCAAGATAATCGTACTTGGACGCAGGAGGAGATTGATCGCCTTTTTGAGGATGATCTCGTCCGTTTTGAGCGCGGTGTACTGCGAATGTCTCCTAATCTTGCTGGCCGTCAGTCAAGCTTCGACGCTGTGGTCAGTTTTGCGTTCAACGCTGGAGTCGGGAATTATCAGCGGTCTACGATAAGAATGAAAAACAACCGCGCCGACTTTAGCGGTGCTGCCGAGGCTTTCATGGCATGGACCATGGGTGGTGGCAAGGTATTGCCAGGCCTGGTTCGTCGCCGTAACGCTGAAAAATCGCTTTACCTGAGAGGTGATTGATGACATCAGCAACTAAGTCAGATCCGGCCAAGTGGAAACGCATCGTTGCATCCGTGAAAGCTTCCGGCAAAGGGGGCAACCCAGGCCAGTGGAGCGCCCGTAAAGCGCAGTTAGCCACCCAGAAATACAAGCAGTCAGGCGGGGGTTACAAAGGGCCTAAAAAAGCGGATAATTCGCTCTCAAAGTGGACCAAAGAGGACTGGGGAACGCGCAGTGGCAAACCCAGCACCCAAGGACCTAAAGCAACAGGCGAGCGTTACTTGCCCAAGGCAGCACGAGAGAAGCTCACACCTTCTGAATACGCGGCAACAACCCGAGCCAAGCGTGAAGGAATGCGGCAAGGCAAGCAGTTTGTGCCCCAGCCCGAATCGATCAAGAAGAAGGTGTGGTAATGGCCTACGCAATGACTTACAACAATCTGGTGACGGACATCCAGCAGTACCTGGAGCGCACCGACGCCGAGACCGTGGCTCGTATTCCTACCTTTATTGGACTTGCTGAACAAGTCATTGCCAGCCAGATCAAGTTTCTTGGCA